AAATACGCAAATCGTAATGGGTTTATTACGGATTTAAATTTAAATGAAATACCATACGATGAACTAGAACCGTGCCTTCCATATATAGATGAAATTGGTTTAATCGGTAATTTAGATTATGAAAGTGTTGCTGACGACATTAAAAACACCTTATTATTATATCAATTAGAAAAAGATACTGACAAAACTTTAAAAATTATTTGTAACAGCCTTGTCAATGACGTTTACCCAATGAATGGAGGATATTACCTTTATGTTAAAGATAGGGAAGAACTGGCAGATTTATTTGAATCAGGTGGTAGAGACTCATCGTCAAAAGATTATGCAAAAAGTATGTTAGGTGAAGATTATTGGGAACCTTATTGGGACACAACTGATGATGTTTATAGGGATGTGATTGAAGATTTGAACGATAAGAATAAATCTATACTAGCTGAATATATTATTAAACATATTGGAGGGCAAGATTTTTCACTTGATGATTATGATGACGAATTGTTTAGTAATTTTTCAGAAGAACAAGGAACCGAAGACACTTTTCAAATAACAACCAATAATGTTATGACGTTAATTGGTGATAAGGATGCAATGAAAGAAATGTTAAAAGGTGAATTAAGTGATTTAAAAAGTGAATTATACTCAATTCATAATAATGCATATAATACCGCATATACTGATGAAATATCCAACGATATGTGGAGTGAACTATCAACCTATTTTGATGTTAACTCTTGGGAATCAGAAACAAAACAAACAGCAAGCGGAAGACAAATATATAATGAATATCTTAAAATAGATAGTTTTTATCAGATTATTTATGATTTTTTAGTTGCAAATGAAGGTGGTTCTTATAATGAAAGTCACTTAGATTATTGGGGTACGCTTATTGGTGTTATAACTAGTTTAATGAACGATGATACATATTCTTGGTTAAGTTTTAGAGTTTCAGATTATGCAGATTGGACACTAACTAAAAAATATGTTAATGAATTATTCCCTGATTACATATAATTAAATATTTATATAAGATGGATAATATATATTACACAATTGCTGAACAAAAAATGGAAAGACTTAATGACATTTTAAATGAAATGCCAAAAGAAGACTTGAAAAAAATAATATCAAGAGAACTTCAAAAAATTAAATTAATTCCACTTGATATGTTTAGCGCAAAAGAAGCTATAACTAATATTATGATGGCTGAGATATCAAGAAAAACTATAAATTTTAATAGGACAATACCATCTTTAATGACTTTAGATTTAAGAAACGTAACAACCCGTTCTAAATTTAGATTTGATAATTATTATAAAAGGTTTTACACATCAAGAAGTAGAGGATTTGATTTTGAAGGAATGATTGCTGGATTTTTGGATGGAGACATATCAACAGATAAAACTTCACCATTTGATATAACCGCAAACGGACAAAAAATATCACTTAAAACTTTAAATAATGAAAATGAATCTGTTGTTATTAAATCTATATCTGACAGTTTAAAAAAATATTATAATACTTATGATGGGACACCTGAAAATAAAGAACAACTAAAAACTATTTTTTCATCTTCCAACCCAATAAAAGTTTTAGTTGATTCTAAAAATAATGATTTGTTAAATATTGCTGAAGATGTTGTTGGTATGGCATTAGAAGGTATAGATTGTTTATTAATAGGAATACCACAGGAAAATAATAAAATTGGGTTGTATTATTTTAGTAAAGAAAGACTGATAAAGTTGGCAACAAATAAAGCTACATTAATGGCACCAAAATCTTCAGGATCAAAACAAATAAGATTATCGTCATCAATTTTAATTGATGCTGATATGACAGGAACAATAATATTTCCAATTTTAAATGATGAGGATTATGAAAATTTCTTAATTGGTGATGAAACAACAACCAGTACAATAAACACTTTAAATAAGTTAGGTAATAAATACGGTGTTAGAGGGTTAGGTAGTCAGTTACCACAAGATATTGTTATGGATTTAGCAAAGAGTGAACAATTCATTACAGATATGAACTTTATTATTGGTAATCAAAAAGAAGTATGAAAATATTAGTCACAAAGGAACAATTAGAAACAATAAGAGAAAATGACTCAAAGAAGTTTAATTGTGACAAGTGCAAACATTCTTGGAAAATAGAACCAAAAGATAAATTCCCCTATCTATGTCATATGTGTGGTTATGATTCACATAAAAAAAAATACAACTACGAAGAACTTGAAAACTTTTGGAAGAACTATAAAAAAGAAGAAGAAGAAATAATAACAGAAAAGTGGACAGAAAAATATAAAAAAAGTATTAACTGTAGTAACTCAAAAGGATTTTCTCAAAGAGCGTATTGTCAGGGTAAAAAAAAGAATCTAAAAGAATCAAAAAAAAATGATATATCTAATGAAGAAATAAAAAATATAACATCAATTTTAATTGATTATGCAACACCTGAAATAAAAAAATATATTAAACCGTACCAACCGCAGTTAAAAGATAATGATATTGTTATAAATTATGAATTAAATATTCATAAAAACTTTGATATAAATAATACTAAGGTTATTTACGTAACATTAGATATTGTAAATACTGATGGAAACTCAATTGTGATTTATGAGGATAATGAGTTGGATATAATTGATCTCCTTTTTGATTATTTAAAATATATGGGAATAGATAATGATGGCTTATATGACTATAGTTTTGATTTTAAACGATATCATATGAAATTTAAATTGGATGAAAATAAAGAATCTGAAGAAAAAATAGCAGAGATTGGTTACGACATTAAAGGAATAAAAGTTGCATTAAACGCGATGTCAGAACTTTCAGAAACATACGGAGAGGGAATACCTTTAGATTTTAGTTTGCGTGATTATTTGTTGAAACAAAACGAAGGAATTAGAAGACCAATATTACAACTATTCATTGATGTTAATAAAAAAGATGGAAAAGAATACAAAATAACACAAATGTACAGACACGAAATATCGGTGGAGTTGTTAGGTATTTTAGAAATGTTTGGATTATATAATGATGAACGTATGTCACCTTATTATAATTTTCACTTTAATAAAAAATCTTCTGAGGATTCATTTGATTAATCAAAATAGTTTTTATACATTTGTACTATTATAAATCATTTAAAAATAAACAAGAAAAATTATGGCAACAAAAACAGGAAACAAAGGACGTTACATTTGCAAAGTTGGTTACTTGGATATCTATGCTAAGGATAATCTAAAACCTAAAAAAGAGAGTAAACATAAGTTTACTAAAAGTGATGTTAAATCTACGGTGTATAATATCCTACACGGAAAAAAATTCTCTTTAGGTGATTTAAAAACTAAAGATGAGGCGGTTGCCAAAGCAATACAATTGATGGGTGACAAAGCAGCACTTTACGGGTTAGTTTAAACCAATCTACTATATATTAAAAGTCAGGATTAAGTCCTGACTTTTTTGTTTTCTATGGTATTTATTATTATGGAATTTAAAAAGGAGGATTTAGTAATATCCGAAGATAAAAGCGAAGAAGGGATATTAAAAAAAATATTATCCAAGTTTAAAGATATTAAAAATAGAGCTAAGTCTGAAATAGAGGAGACTAAGGCTTTAGCCCGAATATTAACCTATGCGGTAAAGTCATATGTAAAAAATAGAGATTTTGACTTAGACAAAAAAGATATTGAGTTTATTCAAGGACAATCAGGTGACGTTATTAAAAACTTACTAATGATTGTCATTTCAATAATCCCGATTCCAATACCCATTACTCCATTTTTAATTATATTCGGTAAAAAAATAGGAATTGACATTGTGCCAAAGGAACACAAAATCCCTGAGAAAGGAAAGAAAAAAGATAAAATTGAAGAATCAAATATGAAAATAATAATAACAGAAAGACAATACAAAATATTAAACGAAAGTTTAGTGGATGATAAAGTGTTTAGAGATACTATTAAAAGTTTTGAATCGACAGTTACAAATTCTGTGGGTAGCCACTACACGTTTGATGATAAAGACCCAAAAAACCCTAAAACATTTATAAAGAGTAAATCACCATATGGTGGTGTTTTAACGATTGGTTGGGGACATACAGGTACAGATGCAAAACCAGGTAATGCTATATCTAATAAAAAGGCTGAGGAACTATTAAGTAAGGATATTTCAAACGAGGAAGGAAAGGCTAAAAAACTATTCCCAAAATACGACACATACCCGCTATATGTTCAAAGAGCTCTTACAAATTCAGTTTATAGGGGAGAAGCTAAAAGTGGATATGAGTGGGTAAAAAATATTAATTTAGGTAAATGGAACTTAGCGGCTGAAAAGTATTTAGAAGGTTGGGATATTGATTTCTCAAAGGCTGATGATCCAAGAATGAAGGGATCAGTGGCTCAAAGGATGAAATCAAATCAAAGTGCTCTTTTAAAATATGATGATGAGTTAAAAAGTGGAACCACACCAAAACCTAAAACAACAGAGTCAAAACCTAAACCAACCACACCAAAACCATCTAATTGGATGGATTCAATGATAAGTAATCTTGAAAAAATAACTAAACCTTTAATAACATACACCGTTAAATCTGGTGATACTTTATCTAAAATTGCTGCTAAATACGACAAAACGATAACCGTTGACAGTATAAAAAAATTAAATGGATTAAAATCTGATAGTATCAGTGCGGGACAAAAATTAAGAATTAAATGAAAATAATTATAACCGAGGCACAATATAAAAGTTTAACTGAGGATAACCTTAGAGATTTTTTATTTTCATTTTGGGATAATCAAAAAAAACAAGGACAAGAACCTTTTTTAGATGATATACTATATCACGTTACAGACATAAGAAAAGATAGTAGAGAGGATTATCAGAAGATTCGACCTATTTGGTATGAATATAACGGAGGATATGAAAAAATACTTCAAGATGTAAGGGATAAAATAGAACACGGAGAATTTCATTTTAAAGGAGACGCCAACTTAGATATGGTTATATTTGTTGATGAGGTGTATTCATACGGATTAAAAGGACAAGGAGGAATGGTTGATATTATTTGTAGGGTTGTTGGTGGTACTGTTGATGGGTATGTCCATAATGAAGAAACAGATATGATGGATATGGTACCAAATATGGATATATTTGAACAGTATAGTTTATTAGAATATGAATCAGGTGATCTTGTACAATTTTTAACTGATGAAACCTATGGTTTCTTTTCAAACCTATTAAAAGATAGGTTAATACCAATACACGTTGATTTAATGGTAAGATAATGAAAATAATAATTACAGAATCACAATATAGAATTTTAGAAAATTACACCCAAGAAGATGAGGTGGCTAAAAATATATTATTTAAGATTTGGCAAAGTGAACTTGATAGTAGCGGTGAAATAGATTTTAACCCTAACGTTGTTGATTATATTAATTATAAACCACAAGGTAGGTTAGAAATTTATGAAATGTATAGGGATTTTCTTGGTGGTTGGGATAAGATGATTGAAAAGTCATATGAACTTATGGATAAAACTTTTGATACAATGGATTATGATTTTAGAGGGGGGTATGATTTTAGATTTAAACCCCAATTAGATGATTCTTATGAAGAAGATAATACGTTTTTTGTTAATTGTCCTGTTGAAAGTGATGGTAAAGTGACTTTAATGACTAATATGGAAACCCACTATTTAAAAGATTTAGAAAAAAATGAAGATTTGTGGTGGGAAATTGAAAGTGAAATTGGGGGAGTAATTGATGATATCTTATATAGAGAAGTAACAAAGAAAACAGGAATAATGGTTGATGTAAATGTGTGTTGGATAAAGGAATGAAAATAATAATAACAGAGAATCAGTATAAAATGTTGTTGGAGTCAAATACGGAGTCCATACAATCACTTATTGATATTGCTTTTCAATCATTAAAAGATGATAGTGATAATGGTTTATTTATTGACGGATATGTTGAAGATACTGTTTATGTCACAGAAGAAATAAAAGTAGTTGACGTACAAAAGGTTACAGGAAAAGATTATCTAACGGGTAAAGAAAGTAGTCATTTGTTTGTTACCATTGATGTTTATGTAGAAACTATATTTAACAGTATGGATGTTGGTGAAATGGTATGGGAATTAGAAATGGATTGTGAAAAAATAGTTGGTAAAAATAATATCAGATTAAATCTTAGAGAGGTTATAAATACCAACACAAATAGACAGTGGTAATGAAAATAATAATAACAGAAGAACAATTTAATAAGTTACAAGAAAGTAATTTAGATTTTAATAAGACAAAGACTCTTATTAATACTATGTATGATGATGGACAATCTATCGATGATATACTTAATTATACTGGTTTAGATAAAGGTGTAGTCATCATTTCACTTTATGATCGTGAAATGATAAACGATAAAAAGACTGAATACGAAGATAAATATAATTTCCTGTATGAGTTACTTTGGAATAGTGGTTTAATAACCAAAGATTATAACTACGAAGATGGATCAAGAGTTAGTATTACTAAAGATTGGGGGTCAGGAACACTTAACTTTAATTATAGATCAAAAGAAGGGTATGTGTTATCAGGAATGGCAACATTAATGTGGGATTCCGAAAATGGACTACCTATTGATATTTCTTATTTATATGGTTTAGATGGTACTGAGTATGATGTTGACGGAAATGTTAGTTCAGTTAAGGACTTAAAAAATGATAATAAACTTAATAACATTAAAACATTGAGAGAGTTAATTGATTATTTTAATAATGATTATTATATTATGTTGAAAGAAGAATTGAATCCTTTGTTAGAAGAAGTGATAAATGACTATTTATAAGTAAAAAAATAAAATTAAAAATGGAAATTACTGCAAAAGAATTACAAGAAAAAATAAATAATGGTGAAAAAATTATTGTTGAGTTTTGGGCCGAATGGTGTGGACCATGTAGAATGATGAAACCTGTATTTGAAAGAGTTGCATTAAACAATGATACAGAAGTTCAAATGTATACGATGGATGTTGATCAAAATAGGGATTACGCGCAGACACTTGGAATCAGAAGCATTCCAGCTGTTAAAGTATTTTCAAATGGAAATGTAACCGATACTGTGGTTGGTGTTATTGGTGAAGAAAGAATAAAATCTTTGGTGAATAATTTAATAACTGAATAATGAAAAAATACTTTCTAATCTTTATAATTTCACTTATATTTGTATCTTGTAAAACCACAAAACGAGTAAACTGCGATGCGTATACTAAAAATGTTAAAAAAACCGAAGTTAAATACAGAGGAAATAAACAAGACATTAGACAAGATGTTTTTGTTTATTAATGAAAGTATTGAAGAAGTAAACGAACGAGATGAATATATAATTGTTATCGATAAAGATATTAATGGTATAATGTATTACGATAAATTAACCAACAATTTATATTACGATAGAAATACAATAGGTAAGAACTTAACAAATGAATTCGTTAATGGATCATCCATAAAAAGTGATGCAATTCAGAACGTTTTTAACGTGAGGTACCCAAACCTTGAAGTTAAAACAGTTAAATCAAAAAGATTAACGGTATTATAAAAAAACATTAAAAAAATTTGGAAGTTTAGAATAAAGGACATATCTTTGTAAAACATTTAAAACGATAAACATATGATGACACTTGAACAACTTAAATCAACAGCACCTTCAATCTTCTCAACTTCTGCATCTCCAAAGATGTCTGATAAGTACGTATTCGTCCCAACTGAGGATATCTTGGAAAACTTCCAAAGAGAAGGATGGGAAATCGCATCAGCAAAACAAACAGGACGTGGAATGTACGGAGTACACGAAATCCGTTTACGTAACGGCGAACTACCAAAAGTTGGTGATACATTGGTTGAGGCAATCATCCGTAACTCACACAACGGTATGACGACACTTGGGGTAAGTGCAGGACTTCACCGATTGGTATGTAGCAACGGATTAACAGTTCCCACGGCACTTGCAGAGTCTTTTAACGTAAGACACCAACGATTTGATTTGGACGACGTAAAACAACTTACAGAGTCATTCGCAGGTAAACTACCAAAAATTGAAGGATCGGTTAACCGAATGATGGAACGTGAGATGACAACAGACGAGAAAATTGATTTTGTTCGTAAATCTGCTGAGATTCGTTTCAGTAAAGAAAAAGTCTTGAACGACTTGGAAATCGTTGGACTATTGACACCAAACCGTGTTGAAGATGAAGGTGACGATATGTGGAAAGTATTCAACGTAGTACAGGAGAAGTTTGTCAGAGGAGGGATGGAATATTCATCACCAAAAGGACGAAGAACTAAACTCAGAGGACTACAAAACATAATGGCTGTGAACCAAGTAAACACAAAACTTTGGGAACTTGCTGAAGAAATGATGTAAGAGTCATAAATGTGGAGGTAACACTCCACATTTTTCATTTTATAGGGTATTTATATATATTGTATGAAACACTTAATTAAAAAAATATTATTACAAGAGGTAGAAAAGAAATACCCAAAGCCAACACAAAACGTAGAAAAACTAATATATAATTGGTTAGATAACTATTTTGATGGGGCTAAGATGTACCAAATGAAGGATTACGAGTTTAGTTATACTTTTGAATGGTGTAATAATGGTATGGAGATAGCACGATTTAGTGTGGATTTTAACCATGATCATGATGTTTGGGATGATGCCCGAAAAACAAGTGAACGAGAATTTGATACATCGGAATTATGGATACCCAAAGACATTGTTAATGACTTACAAACTGATATTCCTGTAAGAAGAAACTATTTAAGATATGTAATTGAAGAATGGTTTGAAGATACAATGATAGAAAAAATCCAAAGAGAATTGGGAAGAAATGACATTTCAATGAATAGTTTTTCTGAACATCCAGAAAAGTCTCAAGTTTGTGTACCTCCTGTTTCAAAACCTGAAGGGGTAACAGATGATGAAATGATTGATTTCATTGTTAAAAATACTTTATGGAAAGCAAATGATTTAATTAAAAAAGAAAAAGAAACTCCTGGATATATTGATAAATTATATGTAGATAAACTTCGTGATCTTGAAATGGATCGTGTAAGAGGGAACGGGTGGTAATATGGAAAATAAATTAGATACAATTAAAAACTCTTTAAACACTTTGGTTTATATACTTGAATCAAATGTTGATAAGAAATTAATTCAAGAAATTGAATTAGGAAAGGTTAATTATTATGAAAGATATAACTCTTTTGATACAACAATTACAATTAAAACTTTCTGTGAGGATCCTGATGTTGGTTCGTTTAATTATATTATTAATAAGGTAGATGATGAATTATATAGGGTTACAAGAGAATATAACTTTAATTCTAATGGAACACTAAAAAAAATACATGAAATAGACGATAATTACTTGATGACTTTATTTGTGGGTTGTAAATGGGAAAATATGGGAGATAATGGGGTATATATGACATACCACTTAATGCAAGATGAATACGACGACTAATGGAAAAACTAATCAAAAAAATATTAAAAGAAGAAAGTCTTAAACAGAATCTTAAACAACAAGTTAAAGCGTTTGGTTTTGAAGAAACCGCAGAACTTGTTGGAGGTACAGAAAATTTAGTAAAATTAGGGTTTAACAACAATCCAGTAGAATTTTTACATTTATTTAATGACTTGGATGTTGTTCAGAGTGTGGAAGATGAAGATTGGACATTATTTAGATATAAAAAAGGAAATAATTTGATGGTTTACGACGGAAAAACTGAATATGTTTACGTTAATTATGAACAAATTTGGTCATTTTTGAAAGATGGGTTTAGTCTTGATTTATCAGAAATTAAAGACATCATAAAGATATGGTTGCGTGATGTATATAATTTAATGGGTCACAGAATCTACGCAAATGGAGAAAAAGTAATTGGAAATATTGAATGAGGTATACAATTTAAAAATGAACTATTTATAAATAATGAAAAACACTATTAAAAAAATTCTAAAAGAAGAACTTCAAGGACAGGAGTTTATCGATAACCACTATAAGGAATTTGAGAGGTTTGAAAGCACTAAAAGTGATATTATCGATTACATTAAATCTCAGTACCCAAACCTTGTTGATGTTGAATATAAAACAAAAAAGGTACAGTTAGGATCAACAAGGGGGACACCTACTGTGGATGTAATTGTGGTAACATTAAAATTTGTTGATTTAACAAAAGAAGAATTGAGACCATTGAGCAGAATAAAAATAGACATAGTCGGTATTTTTAAAAATTACTTTGATTTTCATGTTATAGATTATGGCTCACCAGTACAATTAGAATTCAAGGCACAAGCTTGGGTTAATTTTTAATCATTTCATATTCTTTAACACCATCTCCAACGAGTAGATAGAATCCTTATCCTGTTTTGTTTTAACAGGTTTATTTTTAAGGTACTCCAAAGAATTAAGAACCTCATTCTTTTTACTATTAGTGTTTGCGACAGAAGATACTGACACGTTTTCAGACGTAGTTGTATTGATGATTCGAGCAACATAAACAATCTCTTTTTCCTTAACAGGATAGAGGGTTTGGTAGATGTCTGCAGCTGTTTTTGCGTGACGAGTGGTAATACGAATAACGAGATATTTGATTAGTTCTTTCATACCATAAAGATACAAAAAACAACCTAATTAAGGTTTAAATTAACCAATAAATATTTTATTGAGGTATTTATCATTGATGAGACATATAATTAAAAAAATATTAAAAGAAGAGACCCAAAATATTGATAGTTTTATTGATACCATTGAGGGTAAATACCCTGAAGTTTCGGAGTTCAAGGACGTTTTGATTTCATTTATTGAGGAATCGGATTGTCAAAAAATTGAATTTGCAAATTTTAAATACGGGGCATTAGGAATGGCTTTACATAATGGGGTATTAATTAATAACATAGCATTGAATAATCGATTACCTATGTTAATATTCATTATACTTCACGAAGTGGCTCACCAATACCAGTTTAAAAAGTATGGAGCTGATGAAATGTATAGATGTTATAGTGGTGAAGTAACAATAGATGAGGCTGCTGATTTTATGAGAAATACAGAAATTGTTGCTGATAAATATGCGGCATTAAAACTAAGACAACTTATTAAAAGTGGGTATATTGATTCGTCATTTGTTCCACCACAAATGTACAAAAATGTACCTGTAGGACAAATAAAACAAATGATAGAACAATTTAAACATCAGTTTAGAATGAATAATGTTAAATCATCTGAAGAGATATCTTCATTTATGTATAATATGATTAAAAGAGAATTATGAAAGATTTGATACGACACATATTAAAAGAAGAAACCAAAGATTATAAATCGGTGGAAAAAGGTATTGACGTATGTATTAGTGTTGCCAACAAAACGTATCCATTTATTGTTGGTTGGGAAAAGGCTAATAATTGGGATAATACTAAATATTTTTTTTATATAGATTTAGTTGTGGATCATAAAAAAGTTAAAGAATATTATAACTTACCTTTCAGATCTTTTTACGAAAAATACCCTGAAGAGATTGAGAAACTTATTAAAAATAAAACAAATCTTGCTTTTCCAACAAGTATGTTAGACTATGGATTAAACGATGATCAATATGATATATCAAAAAAAATAAAAGAAACGGTTGAAGATTCGTACGAATTAATACCTAATGAATATAAAATGATGTACCAAGCTGAAGGTTATTTCGGAGAAACTGAACGATACTATCCAAAAGAAATTAATATTTCATATTTTATATTTGTTTAATGAGACATATAATTAAAAAAATATTAAAGGAGGAGACTAAAGGTAATAATTTAGATATTATTAATTTAATAAAAACGGATGGATTGTTTTATGCGGCAAAATTGGTTGGGGGATTAGACAACTTAAAAGGGATTTTTAAAGATGACCCCGAAATGGTTGAAAGAATTGAAAAACAGAAAGGTTTAGTTAAAGTATCTTGGACAACGGATGGGGACGAACCATCAATTGTTTTACCATTTAAAACTATTGATGCCGAATGGAATATATGGATGACTAATAGTTGGCCAATAGTTAATATTATTTATAATGAAAATAAATTAACTAAAGATGAGGATTATAAATTTAAAGATTTTTTATATGATTCTTTTAATGTTGAGGCTTCAGTAAGAGTTCTTGAACTTAATAGTGATGAACTTAGAATGCATCAAACCTATGTTCAGTTGGGGGAAATAAACGGAAAAACTATACAACAACCAAGTAACCCAAGTCGTATTTATGATATGTCTGACATTTGGGGTATAGTAGAAACATTAAAAGCATAATAATGAGAGGACTTATTAAACACATATTAAAGGAAGAAACTAACAAATTTGAGTTAGTTAAGAATCTTATATACACTATGTTTGATAATGTTAGTTTTATAGAATACGTTACCAAAAGAAATGAGGTTATGATATATTATACTAATCGTGATAACCGACAAATGTTAATACCCACCGAAATATGTGATATGATTAGTCAATATACGGGTTTAGATGTTGTTCCTTGGCATGAGGATAGAGAACACGATAACCAACCCGATTTTTATATTGATACTGAGGAATACGAAGAAGAACTTAATGAAAATATCAAAGAAACACCCAAAGAAATAGAAAGAAATCTAAATGTTATAAGAACCATAATAAAACAAGTTAGTTGGGATGGTTTATGTGATATTTGGGTAGAATATAACAAGATGGACGGGGAATATGAAATACGTTCTAAATATGCAAATTTAGACTTCAATATTGACGACACGCAAAAAGAGTTAGAGTTTTTAGATAATACAATACGATCAATGGGAATACGTGTTTATATATACACGCCGTGGTTTGTTGATAGTTGTGAGGATGAACCTGAATTTTTGAACGAATCTAAAAAAGAATCACAAAAAGAAATTATTGAAAAAGTATTAAATACTATAGTATTACCTGAGTATGAGCACGTTATTTGTGGGTTTGAAGTGAAAGAACCACACGAAAGGTTTGACACTTTGGGCAATACTCCATTTAAGTTTATAAGTGTTACAATAATATTTATTGGTGGACCTGGTACAAAACTTTGGCCACAAACTCAAGGGGTTCAAAGAATGTATGATGATGTAATGGATGAGGTTTGGGACGTGATTTATAATTACACAAATGAGGGGGTAGATGTATATCACAAAACCGTTAAAGATTGTGGAAAGAAAAACATATATCTTAGAGAGTCAAAAGAAAATTATAGTCCTGCAGGAAAAGAAATAACGCCAAACAAAATTGTTATACATAAATCTAATCCAAAGGTTAGAGATAAAATATTAAATGAAGGGTTAAAAGTAAGGGCTGGAGAATGTTATAAAATATATGCAGGTTACGGAGAAAAATGTATACCAGCAATCTTTGCTACTAACTCAACAAATAAAAGAGCGTCGTTTGATTCTACATACGATGACGATGTATGGGAAATTAATACTGAAATGATACCTGATGTTAAGTGGTACAAAGATAAACACTACGAATCAAGATCAAAACATATAGTGACATTTGAAAACATACCCGTAGATGCAATAACATTAAAGCGTGAAGGCACAGGTAAGGATTGGGGATTAATGGAATCAATTGACAAATCTGAAAATAATAAACTTAAAATGGTTAAAGATTTAATACATACGCTTTTTGATGAGGTTAGTTTTATTAAAATTAAAAAATATGAAAATAAACCAATGATAATAGTTTATTTTGATAACGATAAAGATTTTGGTAATGAAGAGACTTATTTTGCCGAACAAATACAACATGAAATATATGAATATACAGGCATTAAACTTCGTCCGTATTGGCACCATGAACAGCATAACACTGATTCAGATTTTCGCTTGGATGCCATTAAACTAAAATACGATAATGAAGGAAATGTTATAAATGAATCAAAAGAAACTGAACCAAAATATTTAAGTCTAATTGAAGAATTAGTTGAACCATTTAAAGATGAGGAGGGTGTCTGTGATATAAATGTTTCATACGACGATGAGGATGATATGTATACGGCATATCTTGTTATTGGAACAGAAGAAATGAATGAAAAGTTTATTTATGTTCCTGCTATGCAGAGTCACATTTCAAAATTAAGAATGGAGGTTAAAAACACCATCAAACAATATATACCAATAGATAATTTGTATGTTGGATCATACGGCAAACCAAATTGCGAATGGGATCCAATTAGTAAGTAAAAATTTATTAGTTGATTATTAAATTGTTAAGTCCTATTATTAGTACAATATAAATTATATTTATAATATATGGATTTAAAAAACTTATTAACCATCGTTATCCCTTGTAAAAATGAGAAGGGAATTATCCAAAAAACATTAGATTTATTAAATCACCAAAAAGACGTCTCCAATGTTAAAGTAATTGTGTGCGACGCATCAAATGATGGAATCACAAGACCCAATTTATTAGATAGATTGGAGTATGATAGTAACACTGACTTATTTAATTTATATGTTATGGACGGTGGACTACCATCAAAGGCAAGAAACAATGGATTCAAACTTGTTACAACACCATACGTACTATTTATGGATGCCGATGTGTTCCTATTAGACCCTAAAATTCTAATACGTTCAATAATTAAAATAGATAGATATCATTTGGATCTTGTAACAACTAAGTTTAGATCAGATAACGGTAACTATAACTACGTTTATAAAACATTCGATTTTATACAGTTAATGTCAAAGTGGTCAACACCATTCTGTTTAGGTGGATTTATGTTAGTTAGATCAGAAACCTTTAAAGAAATCGGTGGGTTTGATGAGGACGTAAAAGTTGCTGAGGATTATATATTCTCAAAACAAATCAAACCAAAAAAGTTTGGAAGAATTAAAAATATAGTATACACACCACCAAGAAGATTTGAAAATAAAGGGGTTATCTATATGTTAAAATTAATGATGTCATCATTTTTTAATCAAAACAATAAAACATATTTCACAAACGATAAAGGGTATTGGAAATGAAAAAGTGGAGAACAATTATAATGAGCGACTTACATCTTGGTGCAAGACAATCACAAACAGACAAGATACTAAAATTCTTAGAACAAAACGAATCAGACACGTTAATATTAAACGGGGATATAATTGATGGATGGGCATTAAAGTCAGGAGGTAAATGGAAAAAAGAATGTTCAAAAGTATTCAGAAAGTTTATGAAAAGATCGGAACAGGGAACCAATGTAATTTATATCAGAGGTAATCACGACGACTTTTTAAAACCATTTGTTCCATTCTTTATGAATAACATTCAAATAGTTAGAAAATACACGCACATTGGAGCTGATGGTAGAAGTTATTATTGTTTTCACGGGGATGTATTGGACTTTGTTATAATGAAGATGAGGTGGTTAGCTGTTATTGGTGGGTGGTCCTATGATTTGGTTATTAAATTAAATACATTTTATAACTTCATAAGAAGAAAATTCAATCTACCATACCATTCGTTAGCAAACGACATTAAACAGTCTGTAAAGGGAGCAATTAACTTTGTGTCCGATTTTGAGGAGAACGCAAAGGGGTTAACAAAACAAAAAGGATATGATGTTGCGGTTTGTGGTCACATACACCAACCAAAATTAGAGAGTGACTATATGAACTCAGGGGACTTCTGTGAAAACTCAACTTGTCTTGTGGAAGATTATGATGGGAATTGGAAAATAATAATTATTAATTAAATTCTTTTTTACTGATATTTTATTCTTATATTTGTAGAATGGATCATAGAATAGAATATATAATAGACATATTAGATACCGACGGAATCAAGGTAGAAGTAAAAGATAATGTTTATCACATCACAAAACTTTTTGATGCAAAAAAATCAGATACCCTTAGTAGTTTTTTTCATTTAGTTAAACTAACCAGTAAATTAACAATTGAATCAAAATTAAGAACTTACTTACCTGAGAAGATGTTTAAAATATATATGGAGGTAATTAATTTACCTGATCCAAAGATTATTAAAACAAAATCATCAGATTACTATAAAGATTTATTAGGTGGTATAGATATGGCAAACAATGCCGATACATACGTTAATATACATAGAAGTTCTTCATTTGATAATATTGGTATAACTATACCAGGTCAAGTACGTAATTGGGATTATGGTTGTTATACAGTATAACGTATACGACAACATAATTGTATTATAGATATATTTATATTTATGAACCTACAAGATAACATTTTTAAATGAAACGACTTGATACCTTATTAGAACTTTTAAAAACTTATGATTTACCATATGGTGAATACGCAGTATTTGGTTCGGCTCCTCTTGTTATTACGGGAATGATTAAAGACGTTAATGACCTTGATGTCATTATAAGACCTAGAGCTTGGAGTTTTGATAATGACGGAGAATATAGGACCAATGATATTGAATTTTTTGATAATTGGCCAGGTTTTGATGTTGACGATTTAATTGACAATCACACATTTGAATTTAAGGGTGTGTTGTTCGTTTATCCTGAAAAAGTTATTGAATATAAACGAAAACTAAATAGAATAAAAGATAAAGGGTTATTTTAATCATATATGAACTTACAAGAACAAATAAGAAGAATATTAAAGGAAGAAGAAAATAAATTTAATCCCGTACGGTTTTTTTATGAACAATATTTAAATCAACAACCATTATATTTTGAGGATTTAATGTTACATCCTACCTATGACGGAACTAAAATAATGTGGAATGTCGAAAACCCAAACGATAGATCATTTAATTACGGCGTTTTAGATGGAGTTATTGGTGATGAATTTAGAACTTTTTGTGCAATGATAAACGGAGATTATCAAAAATACGACAGGTTTGTTAGGGGTTTTTATGATAAACCAAGAGATAATTGTTATTTAAACGAAGGGGATACAAGTAAAATCAATCAAATATTAAAAAATAAAAAGGAGTTTAGATGTGACACCCACAGTAATATGTTTTTTTTTAATTTAGATTATAAATCTTTCGAAATTAGTACATATTCAGACGAGATATCTTTTTATGGATATTTTAATTTTAATAAAATATACAAATACGATTCACATGGTGATAATGAAGAAATTATACCAAGACGTGAGTTTTTTGATAATCTTGATGAAGATAATCTTGATGATTGGAACGAAGGGTTATACTCATTTTTTGATGAAGTACTTTTAGTTTTAGCATCAAACACGGCGTTTTTTGACAAAGATTATGATTATTTTAATCTTTATTTAGAATGAAAAATTTAATTAGAAAGGTATTAAGGGAAGAGTTTAATGAATCAAAACGTATTAATAGTAATGAGACGTTCCAATACCTGATAGATATGGAAATGGAACGAATGAAAGAAATATGTTTTACACAGAGTGCAGAAGATACAACCGATATGGTTTCATTTGATGTATGTGATTTTTTAGAATACTCAAAACCACAAGTAGAAGTCACGGGGTTTGATTATCACAATGATAAGCCAGTAATAATTGTTAAAATTAAAGTTAGCACAAGCCAACTGTTTATGGATGAAGAATCATTTGTGGATGAGTTAGAAGGTAGACTAAGAAAGTGGATAGGTAATAACATAATAGAAGTTGAAGATATATATTTTATATGAATTTACAAGAACAAATATCAAGAATACAATCAATGATGGGACTGAATGAAGTGTCAAACCCATATTCCATTACTTGGTTAGAACCAACAAGAGAATACTTTACCCAAGAGTTAGATGAATTACTTGGGAATGCTATGAGGTTTAGCAAAGATGAATTCTTTCATCCACAAAATTACGATTTAATGTATTCCATATTCCCACACACATTCAAAATGATTGCGGAACACGCAAAAGGAAGTGAAGTGGATAATGAGCAAGAAATTAAAGACATTCTATTAGATAAAGAAATATCTGATTTAATGAATGATTGGGATGATTTTAGAAGAGTTCTATTAAAAGATGGGGAATCACAAATGGAAGGGTTTAATTTGTTTAATAAAGGAAGAATGGAAGAATGGGGAGAGGAAAAAATAAACAGCACATATTATATGGGAAGATTCTCAAAAGTATTTCCATATAAATTTAAAGATACCACATCATCAGGATTAATTAAACAAATGACAAATGATGATGGAGAAGTTAACCCAAACCACAAAGGTTATGTTGATAATATAGAAAACTTAAGAAACGAAAACCATAGAGAACTTCCAGCACCATTTGTAATGAAACTACCAACAGGAGGAAGAGAAAAAAATGAATACACATTAATTGGTGGACACAAACGATCAACAGTAGCTGATCAACTAAACATACCAATATCAGTTTGGTTTATAGATTTAACAGTATGATACTACAAGAATCCATAAGAAAGGTATTAAAGGAATATTGGGAAAAGCCAAAACAAGATAACACCGAAGTTGAAAAGACTATCAATAAGGTAATGTCAAAAAAGTTTTATTGGTGGAAAAATATAATAATAGAAGAGTTTTCTTATAGTGGAATAGAACCACATTCTTTAACAATATATGGAACAATAGAAGTGGATGAAGAATGGGCATCAGAAAGATGGTCGGAAGTTTATGATTATACACCGTTTCCACAAACGTTCGATATGAGAAGGTTTGGTGATTTATTAACTCAGGAGTTTGCAAAAGAGTTATCCGACTTTATGACAATGTTACTTACATCAGTTACAGAATACTCCCCAATAGATTATGTTAGAATGGGACCATTAAAAGTTAAATTTGTATAGATTAATATGAACCTACAAGAACATATAAGAAAAATATTAAGGGAAGAACTTAATGAAGTTAGAGTTCCAAGAAGTGAAAGAGTGGAACTATATAAAGATGACAATATAATTGTTGTCGTTCCATTAACACATAGAGCATTACAAAAATACGCTCACCAATGCCAGTGGTGTATTAATGATGATATTTATGAGTGGGAAGATTACCATAAAGGTAAACATGCAGTAATAATTCAAAGAAACCCAAAGAAACCAAAAATAGGTATAACAGGAAATCCAACGGCATCGGAAATATTTTTATTAGCCAAATGGGATAACAATCAATCAAGTTTTGAAGATGTATGTCAGATGTTAGATTATGAATTTAGGAATGATAGAACAATGTCTGATTATTATGTAACGATTTCAAACGATATAAATAACTTCGCCACCAACATAGTCTATTATTCACCTGAAACAGGTATCTACGACCAAGAAGATAATTTCTTATGGAATTTTAATATAGAGATAAATGACATCCCGAATGTAAAACCTAAAGTCATTGAGATAATGGATGATTATTTAACTGAAGAAGAATGAACCTACAAGAACACATAAGAAAAGTATTAAAGGAGGAAACGGAAGACATACCAAAAAGAACTCCATTAGAAAAATCAATCACAGATTTTGTAAATATGTTATTGAAAGATTATGAACTACCTGAAAACTTTTATGGTGTTGCTGTGGATATAATTGATGATAATGAAACGTGTGAAATCACCGCATTATTTAAAAAACCATTTACAATGGTAGAATCAGATAAATTACACAAAATACTAAAAAATATAAGAAAAGAAGTCCATAACTACTTCGGACTACAATTTGATATGAAAGGGGGGTGTTCACACATAGATAGTTATAATCATTTTTACAAAAGATATTATCTACCAAGAAAGTAAAAGAGTATAGATTTAATTTACTCACTCATCTCTACCGTTCATTTCATTCACTACGTTCTTCGTTTCATAACTTAATCCTATACTCTTATAGTGAACAAGAGTAGTAATTACCTACGTATTAAAAACAAGAGTAATCTTTACCTACGTATAATACTCTTATTGTAGAAAAATCACAATAAACGTATTATTGTAGAAATTCTACAATGATAAACATTACATATCTATAAAGGATATGTGGTAATTAATGGGACATACCTTAAATCATAATGTAAAAAGTATTTTCCCCCATTTAATGGGTGGTTTAATAAGATGTCTCCATCAGTAATTAATAGAATGTCCCCCATTACTTAGGGGATAATTACATAAGATGTTTATGTATGTTCAAGATTATATTCATTTAAATATAACTTCGTTAAAACAATATGAATTGTATGTAGGAACATATAGATGAGGTGGTATACTAATGGACTGTCATGTTCATTTACATATAATGTGGGGGATGGGCAAATATACGGTAAACGTTTACATCTACCGTATATTTGCGTATGAGAAGTCCCACTTATTACCACTATTATAATATCTTATCTAAGTGATCCTTTATACGTTGGGGGTATTATATGACACATTTACCTGTTTTATACGTTGGATATACTTTAGGACTTCGTCTCCCGCACCCCTACAGTATAAGAACACTTTTTAGCTGGAAAATGTATATAGTAAAAAAAATAGTCCTACAGGTACCTACAGAGGGGTTTTTTTAGGGTACAGATAGCAAGAGGGGAATAAATGGTGTAAATAAGTGGGAATAATAGGTGGGAGAAAGTGGTAAAAGGGATTGTCCCCCGTGTAAAGCGTGACTGACATTTTGACAAAATCAAGAAAATTAACATAAAAAGTTATTAACAATATCCCCCTGTCATAGTGTCCGATTGTCCACACGAGTAGTGTCAGGTACAATTTACTATTTATTTATCAACAAATACTTATTAACATTAATGTATATGGAAGGTGTAGAGAAGTTTTTAAAGGAACAATTCATCCCCAAGGTGGTGGAAGATAAGATGGGAATCAAATGTTTATTTCAACATAAGGATAAGTTAGTAGAAGATGGGGTTGTATTTTTTGAGTTTGCTAAAAAGAAGTGGAGTAAGAAACCCATTATGTCTAATAGACAGTTTGTCATTGTGGATGCAGATATGACTGACGTGTTAACATTTCTAAATCAATATTACAACCTAACAGAAGAAGACTATGCAACAGTTAGAAAAGTAATCATAGACATGGGGGTAGAACATATAGAAAGGTTCTACGGTAATGATTAACGTAACTGTTTATCTTTTTTAATTAATACATATATTTATATTAGAATTCATTTTCCCCACAGCAGGGAGTTAGTTGTTCAGTCACCCAGGCGGTACGTAAAGTTCAAGATGAATTTAACAACACACATTCTGATGTCCCCCTGTTTATGGTGTCGTATACCGACACATAGTGGAGTGGGGAATTTTTTTATGCCTAATTGTTTTGCCAAGTAAATTATTATTCTTATCTTTGAGTATTGGTTTGGGGGTTACACCTCTGACGACTACTCTGAAAAATGAGAAGCAAGTAGACTCCAACCTGCTTCTATATTTTCCCCATACTAAACTATAAGGTAGGCTGGAGTCTACCCTCTTAAAGAAGAACTTGTTTCTCTGACCCGTCTCGAACTTAATCATTGACAAGTCAAAGGTACGGATTATATATGAGACTTCCTAACGGTCGGGTAAATTTATTTACCACTACCAAACAATCCCCCATATATATTATAGGAGTTATTAACAATGTCATTGTGTCAGTTAATAACTTAGGGTTCCATGTCTACCCCCCTCTTATCTTTGTCATACCCCCTCCTCCTCATTTATTGGGGTCCCCTCCCCCCGTATCCTCCCTTTATATGACAAGTTGTCAGGTGTCAAAAGGGGGGTCAATCCCTCTTGCAGAGTATATATTATAAAAAACATTATACCCCCCTATATGATAAAAAAAATTCTGGAAAAATTTTATGGAAAATCGGAGTATTTATAATTAAAATAATATATTATGAGAAATAGATTAACAGAGTCAGATATTAACCGTATAGTAAGGCGTGTAATTAGTGAACAAGAAAATACACTTAGAGTTAAAATAACTAAAGTAACAAAGCCAACATCTTGGTATAAAAACCTTATGGGTAAAGAATTTACGGTATATAGTGATGTTGTAAATGATGATTTTTATGAAGTAATATTTTCAGATGAAGAAAAAAAATCAATCCCAAATACTGATAGACTTCATGTAATTAAAATAAGTGATTGTGAAGTTGTTAAATAGTATTATTAAAACATTAAATTAAACCCCCTCCTTCAAACAGAGGGGTTTTTTGTTTTCCCTTATTTCTTTTCATATTCACTATACCCCTATATACGAAAAAAAAATTTCAGAAAATTTTTGATAAAATCAAGTATTTTATCTATGGAAAAAACTTGTACAAAATGTGATATAACTAAACCTTCTTCTGATTATAGAAAAGGGAGAAACACATGCAAGTCCTGTGAGAATAAAATCAGATACCAACAGAAAAAAGAACGTAGAAGTATTGATTCTGAATATGATAAGAAACTCAAAGCATATGACGTTAAAAGAAAACGTAGAAATGAGAAGAATAACCCAATGGCAGGATTCATTCAGAAAATGAGACAATCTGTTCGTAGATCATTCAAACGTCGTGGGTTTACAAAGAAATCAAAAACATATATTATTCTTGGGGAAGAATGGGTAATTGTTAAATTACATATGGAATCTCTATTCAAAGAAGGTATGACTTGGGACAACTACGGTGAATGGGAGATTGATCATATTATCCCATTATCAAGTGGTAAAACAGAAGAAGATGTAATAAAATTATGTCATTACAAAAACCTTCAACCTCTATGGAAAGAAGATAATAGAAAAAAGGGAAATAAGTTACCTGATAAACCCCCTTCCAACTAAGGAGGGGTTTTTTATTTTGTTGTATATTTATCTTATATGAAAATATTAATTACAGAAAGTCAAACAGATAAACTTATTGAACGGATTTTAGATTCTGAAGATATAACATATAACATGAGATATCAGGGAAGAACCTATGGGTCATTTGGGGCTGAGAAAGCTTATGACCATGTTGTTTTTAGGTTTTATTTTCCGAATGGTGATGAGTATGAACGAACGGTTTCTTTTGTTACAAAAGAAGATGGAATACTTAGATTTTCTGGATCTTCCATTTTTTCTGATGCAATTGATGAACTTATATATATTCCTTCTGATATAGTTAATTATTATTTTGCAAATATTGCTAAACCATTTTTAGAAAATATTTTAAATAAGTAATATGAAAATATTAATTACAGAATCACAAACAGACGATCTTATTAAATCCATTCTTAAACAAAATGATATTAAAGTAGTTTTTGGATATAAAAATAGAAGTTATGGTAATCCTGGGACGGTTTATGA